TCAGCGCTTGGCGTGTCTTCATTAATGATTGCATCTAATTGTGCAAGTTTATCATTAAGTTCAGACTGCTTTGTACTAAATTCCGCCCTTTCAGTGTTGAAGCTATCAACGTTTTTAGCGTGTTCTTGCGTCTTGCGAGTATAATCAGATTGTCTTAAGTTGCCTTGCTCCCATTCTTCAACGTCACGTAGATTTATTTCACGTCCTTTGTACTCAACGTAAAGATCTTCATCTGTATCAGTCTCAGTTGCTTGGTTAACCTCTTCTTCTTCTGACTCTTCAATTTCTGCCGTAACTTCTTCATTAGCTTTCGCCTCTGTTTCAACTACTTCTTCTATTGGTGTATCTTCCGACACATTAACGACTTCCGTATTTTCAGGTTGCTCAACTGGTGAGTCCGTAGATTTAGAGTCGATTCTTGCTTTAAGGGCTGCACCCTCAGATATTGCTGGTTGAAATTCAAACATTTGTCAGTCCTATTGGTTGTTGACGTTAAATTCTATTAAGCAATGACTTGCCTTTTTCTAATAAACTTAGTGTTTCTTGCGCCTTTTTACCTTGTTTTACTATGCTTTCAAACTTGCCTTGAAACTGTTTCATTAACTGCATACGCTGCCATAACTCATGACGCTCATTGCTATCAGCGAGTTTTGTATCATTGAACTGTTCAAACATTGCCGCTTGCATTGCTGTGATAGCCTCAATGTAAAGAGGGTTGTCTAATAACTCTTCCGCTCTATGCGCTCGACTAATATCAGCAACAGCTTCATTTGTTTCTTGTTGTGGTGATTTCATTAAACAACCGCTCCAGGTACATTGGTATTATACTTCAATTCAAGCTCTGTTAGTTGCTTAGCCATATCTTCTTGAAACTGCTTAGCGTCTTGAGCTGTTTTAATTCTAAACTGTTCATTGCCGGATTCTAATTGAGCCACTTTAATTTGTGCATCGCTTTGAGCTTTCATCAAGAACGCCTCTTGCTTAATCTTCTCAGCTTCAGCTAATGGATTTTGCATCAGTTGCAATTGCTCTTGCAGCTGCAAAACCATTTGGTTCAATTGCTCATTATGGACTTTCAATAATTCGTCTGGCTCTTCAGGGTTATTAAAGAATTCATTAGTCCTTGGTAAGCCTAAACCATCAGTAATGCGGTTTAATGTATTGTAAATATCAACATCATCAACCAATACTGAACCTTGTGCTTTTAATTGACTCTGAATGCCGTAAATGCCCTGAAGTGCTTCAATTAGGTTTTCATTATCACCAGCACCGAGGCCAACATTACTTTCAACATAATGATTATATTTCCAGCCTTTAGGGTTAACCGTTAATGCCTTGCCTAATACTCTGAATTCTGTTTCTGTATCTTGGTAGCGAGACACTAACCAAGCAATACCTTCAAATAATTTACGAAAGCCTGTTTCAGCATAGTTACGAGCAATTAATTCTATCTTAGCTGAGCCAGCTTCTTGAATACCTGTAAAGCGCGTGGCTGTTTCATTCTCTATAGCGTCAACACTTAACCCTTGTGATGCCAGCAGTGTACCGCTTGTTTGCGCTCTTGCTTGATCCACATATTGAATAACTTGCAATGTACGGTCGCCAATATAAGGAATCTGCAAAGGAAATACCGCGTTACCTGGTAGTACATTTGTTTCTTCATCTAATCGCACAATACCGTTAGTTCTGACTGTTAACATATCATCAAGATCAACATCAGGATGAACAACGTTTCGCGGGTTATTAACCATGTAAATGTTGTCATTCATTCCACGCACTAACGCGGTTTTTTGTAGTTGTGTTTGGTAAGTAATTTCTGCACGACTGCGACCAATAGCTTTGTGAGGCATTAAAATTGCTGATAATGAAGCATAAGGCACATGGTTGAAGTACTCGTTAACTAAAACAACATTGCCGCTAATCATTATATGCCTACGTTCTGCAATACCATCACCATCAAAATCAATCTTGATATATAAATCTGATACTTCAACGTATTCACTAGCCCATTCAGAAATCGTACTTTCTTTGTATGCGCCACCTTGATCTTGATTTCTAACTGCCGCAATATTGCTTTCTTGCACAGCCTTATCGCTAACAGTTGGTAGTTGCTCGACTAATTCACGTTTAAATCCATCAGCTAATAACTCTGAACGAGTCTTGCGAACTCTATCGCCAACCATTTCAGCTTCTTCTAAGCTCGTAGCGTTACGAGTGATTAAAAAACTTTCAGGAGGAATATTAATAATACAGACTTTTTTCTTTTCAGTGGTTACACGGAATTTAATATCAAACGTTTGAAGTTCTTCATTCTCTTCTTGCTCAGCAATATCTACCTTAACTTTATCAACAGATGAACCAACCAAGCTTTCACGAATAGCGCTCAACTCTTCTGAATCAACACCCTCATACTCAACTACTTCAACATCTTTTTGTTCTTCAATGAAATACTTAACAACGCCGTTCTTTTGAATCTCTGCATCCTTAAGCCAGTTATGAATAGTTTGAAAGCTTTCTGGTTGATTACGTACAATCCAGTTAACGTACTTTGTTTTCTCTTCAGCTTCTTTTATTTCATTTTCGTTTTCAGTGTTCGGAGTGAAGGAGATTATATTGCCTGAACCTAAAAAGATTCTAGCTAACGATGGCATGTCAGCCTCAACTACATCAGCAATGTCTGTTGAAACTACGCTTGATTGATTTGGTACTGCTGCAAAGTCACCTGTCTTGTCGCCTAGGTAAGCTTCAAGGAACTTTGTATTGTCGCGCATTAAGTCACCGCTAAAGATAGCGGCTTGGCGCTCTGCTTCACTAACTAAACTTAATAGCTCGTGCTCTGTCATTTTTGCCATTAGTGAACCTTTGAAATTGTTTTACTTATTATAACTTGTTTTAAGCTCAATTAAAAATTAACTGTTTGACACCTTTAATCTATTGAACTACGATATACAAACAACTTAACTACGCGAGATGGTATGAACGAAGCAACAAGACAATTAAGAAGGAAGGGTTACACCGTGAACGAATTCTTATTAGTTATAAATAGAAAGCTCACATGGTGGAATACTCACAAGCATTCAACAGGCAAGGATAATGACTTCCTTATGCTATCAATCAAAGGACTAGAGGAAAAGTAAATGAAAGCAATAAACTCACACAACGGATGGAAAGCTAAAGATATTAATTTAATCTTGCTAACTAAACCATCAGCACAAAAACGCTCAATTAAAAACTGGCGATGGCTATACAGCGCTAAAGAGGCAGCTGGATTATTAGGGCGTTCAGTTGTAGCAATCAAGAATCAACGTGTTATTAATTATGATAGTCGGAGTAAGTTATGATTAACATTAAAAAAGTGATAGCAACTTTATCAATATATTTTATAGTTACAAGTATGTTTTGGCTGCTTATTGTTGTGAATACAAATAATGCAGATGACAACCTTGTCTCTTACTACCTTATCAGTGGTGCTTTAACCGCTGTTATGTGTGGTGTATTAAGATTATTTGAGTGGAGCTTAAAGGTGCTAAACAATGAAAATGCTTAGAAACTTTAAATGCTCAAACAATCACATAACAGAGAAATTTGCTGAACAAAGTGAGTTAATTGCTATATGTGAGGAATGTAACGAGGTAGCAACTAAGATGCTTAGCGCCCCTCGTTCATTTGGTAATACGACAGGCAAGAGTCCGTCAAGTAACTACTCTAAACCACGTTAGACTTACCATAGTTTAACGTTTTTCTGGCTTTCTTTAATGGTGGTGTAAACATTATCATCATTATTGAATCAGCCATACCAGGTGAGTCTATTCCTTGCCCTTTCATTTCCTGCTTGTTCATTATTTGCTGCATACCGTTAGAGTTATTCTTTCTTGGTATTCTACAAAGCTCTGAACGTAAAGCAGGGATGCTTTCTATACCATCACTATCGAAGCTTATCATTTCATCAGGATCGACATATTCACCTTTAATTACGCACCGATAAGTGTTGTAACACCTATCAGATAAGGCGATATAGTATTGTGCTCTGTTATTTTTGAATACCTCAGCGTTAGTTAGTTGATTGTTTTTTTCGCCATAACCTTTTTGGTAAATCTTTTCTGCATCTGTTTGCCCCTTACCTGATAATGATCCTTTGAACATTTGATACTTGATGCTTGTTCCATCTAGGTTACTGGATACTTGGCGCTTAAGCCCTGCGCCCATACCGTCACCGTCCCATATAAACCAATCGGCTTTATGCTCTCTTGCTAGGTTAGTGGCCCAATCGCAACCAACATCAATTTCACCTGTATTCTTTTCGTAGATATGTTTAACAATAGAGCCATGTCGCATTGCATAACCTTTGTTATCTTTACCTGTATCACTAGGATCATGTGCTGCAATCTTTGCGCCTAAAGGCTTGAATACCTCTTTAAGTTTATCTATCTTGTGCGCATCTACACAAGCATCGAACCACTCAGCCTTAATAATTGAATCTTCAACCTCGTCATTAAACTTACCCTCCCATATCCAATCGTACTTAGCCCTTGATAGATTGGCATAATCCCATAACCTTAATGTTTCTTGCTCATTGTTCCACCAAGGATTGTCACGCCAGTTAACTACAATAATTAAATGCAGATCATCTTCATAGTAACCGTGCTTTTCTAACTCCCTTAAATAAGGAACTATAAAGCGCTGGCTAAATGGATCTGCGCTTGATTGAGGATTGGCACTAAACCAGCATTCTGCTCCTGGGTTACGCAGTATTGTAGGGAGGAGCTTATCAATAGATGCTTGACTCATCGTTTGAGCTTCTTCAAACCATGAATATTTATAGCCTTGTGCTGATTGAATAGAGTTAGGGTTTCTTGATGCGCCTTTGTAAGCTGTCTGCGCTCCGTCAGGTGATATTATTCTTTTTTCTTGAACATTCCATCCGTCAAGCATAAGACGATCATTAATAGCACCCTCGAACACTCGATGAACTGAATCCGCAATAGAATCCTGAAACTCACGCAAACAATATACATCTGCTTTTTCAGTTGCCATTTTAAATGTTAAAGCGTCACCTATACCAATAGACTTACCTGAACCCCTTCCACCTATAGCAATCTTTAATTGCTTAGGCTTGGTTATAAAGTGCTCTAGCTTTTTATTTATCTTCAGTGTCGGCATTAATAAACTCCACTGTCCACTTACCATCACTCTTGAATGTTTCGCCATCAGCGTTTTTAATTTCAACAGACTTTTCATCAGGCAGGTATTTCTTAAGGAGTGCTAAACGCGTTGAATTTGCTGAGTTTATTCTAGATACAGCAACACTATCCATCTCTATTGTTTGGTCTTCTAGTTTTTCAAGATTATCAAAGATATGCGATAACTTACCTCTTTCAGATAAGTACCGCCTTAATTCTTCTCTATTTATCTCTCTTGATGTTACTTTTCTATTAGCCATGATGTGAGTCCTTACGGTTATTCACTGTTGTTCGACTTAAAATTAATTAAACTTTTGCTACCTGGAATAGTCCATTAGCATTTACTGTGAATGTAAAATCGTTATTAACTAAATCAGGAGCAGTCACCCCGTTATCGGTTGTCATATCCCAAGCACAAAATACTTTATTGGTTGCCGTTGTATCAACTGCGATTAATGTTTTAACTGTGGATGGATTACTTGCATCTTTAAGTAAAGATAAGTCGGCAGCATCATACTTAGATGTTACTGTTGATCTTGTCCATGTTACCGATGCGCCCGCAAATGAGCCGGTATAATTACCACCTGATGCAACCTGTGTAAAGTTAGCTAATACAGGGTTAGTAGCATCTAAGTTAATAGCACTTGCTGTTTCTGTAATAAAATAAAATGCCAACGTATCACTAGCTAAAGTATACGCTCCATCACCTAACTGCTTTGTTACGTCATTAAAGCCGTAAATTGTTCCTAGTGCCATGATAATTCCTCTAAAGTTTTATTTATTTTAACAATTATTTACTTGTCTGTCCAAACTGTCGCAACGCTAGACTGATTCGCCCAGTTAGTAACGGCTTTTGGCTTGTCTGTCCAAACATCTGATATTGATACTGTGCCATCATAAAAAGTTACGCTGTACGCTTGATTTTCCGCTGATATATCTATAGTTCCTGATAGCTGAACTAGTGCATCATAAAACGTTACATCATATGATTGTGATTGAGCTTGCACCTCTATGCCGCTAACTAAGCTTACTTGTCCATCAAAAAACTGAACCTGATAAGATTGTGATCCAGCTATTACAGCAACCTCTCCAGTCAAATCAACCGTAGCATCATAAAAAGTTACACTGTGAGCTTGTGCCTCACCAGAAACAGATATTTCACCCGTAAAGCCTACGCTAGCATCGTAAAATGTTACGCTGTAGTCTTGGCTTTCTGCTGTTACTGATATACCTCCACCACCACCAAATGATTCCCACTGACTGCCATCTGTAGCCGTGCCAATTAAGGTTACTGTTTTATTGTTAGCGGATTTATCCGGCCAATCTACACTTGAGCCAGCTATAACGTCATTAAGTAAATCAATACTGTTAGCTGCTGTTGTGAAATCGGTTATTTTTAATTGCTGTACAACTATATCCGCATAACTACTCGTATTAAATAAGCCTATAGTATCTATATTGAACGTACCAAACGTCCCAGATTTAACGCCTTGAGATATGCCATCAATAAATAATTCTACACCACCTGAGCGACATTCAACTTTAATATCGTAAAGCTGCCCTATTACTGGGGTGTAAGGCCATGTTGAATAAGTTGTTACTGCTGTTCTAAATCTAAAACTTCCTGCGTTATATCTAAAATATCGGCCTGTTCCGCCACCGTTAGACAGTAGCCCTGCTGTTTGTAGTGATGTAAACTTTACGCCTAAGAACTCAACATCAGTATTATCTGAATACGTTACTGCTGAAAAAGTGGCCTTGCCTGCCGTCCCATCGAATACCGCCGCCCAAGTTGCCATTATAAATCGCTCGTCATTTCAGTTGACCATTCAGGTAATTGCATTTTAGTTAATGATTGTTCTTTTGTTAGTGTATCACAAGTAGATAGTAAAGTTTGATAATTAAACCCAACCTTAAACATTGAAGTTATTCTTTCTTGGGGATGATTAATGCACTTGATAATTTTTGACTGGTCGTTTGAATACCTTGCAGATAACAATAGCTGTTCACCTAACTCGCTTAAGTTACCAATTAAAGGTGCTACTGGTATTATCTTATATAACGTAGTCATTACCTACCCTTGTTTATCTATATTAATAACTTTTATATTCTCTTGCGCTATTTCTTCTATTATTTCTTTTCTGATCGCTTCTCTATCAGCCTGCATTCTAGCTTTGAATTGCCTTTGCTTTAGTCTAACACCGTAAATATGAAAAAAAATACCAATCATTATACTAAAAAGAGAAAGCCCCAGCCCTATTATTACAGCGTATTCATTTATCAGAGGTACTATGCTTGCTGTTGCTGTTGTCACTCCTGCGGTAGTCGTAGACGCAACTAGTGCATTGTTTGCTGTGTGCGATGCGCTGTGCGTCATAAGATTTTACCGTTTTTATAATTGTGAGAATCAGTATTATTAACTGCATTGATAGTACTATTAATATTCCGTATTGCCGGAAAAACTCCAAGAAACTGACAAAAAACAAGTCCATGTATGACAGCCCCGTAGTTATTGTAAATTAAAATATGACGACCTTGCGATACATCAAAAGCCAAAGCAAGATAAGCCGCAACCATTAAAATTAAAATCAAACCATGATAAAATCCTGAAGCCGTTAATCTTGTCATTAGATAAATAGCCACAAAACTTGTAGATAAACCACGGACATAATACAAAATTTCACCGTTACGGTCAAAGATTGACTTATTTGCGAACAGCAGAAAATAAAGAATAGCTATTGCTAGCCACTCTTTTTTATTTTTTGTTTTTGCGGATAGCACTAAAAACACCAACCCACAACTAATTAGATAGTTATCTATGGTGTAATTAATAATATCCATTACCATTAGCCTTAAGGTCCTTCTGGTGTTGCTGGTGGAACTGGTGGAATTGGTAGGTCTGGCTTAGTGTCATCAGCCATGTAAAGAAATTTACTTTTCATAATATACCTTTAGTGTATTTGGTTAATAGAAGTTAAATTATATCACTTGCTGTATTTTTTGAACAGTTCTGGCTCGTCTAAATAACCAACTCTAAGTTTAACCCTTCCTTTTGCATAATCTGCTGGGGTTATTTTGTGTACCGGGTAGTTTGATTCTAGAACACCAAGCTCGACATGAGACATGCCTAATAATTCAGCGCAATAAATAAATATTTTCGAGTGTACGTTCTTTACTGATTTAAACATCGATAAAAAAGGCTCTGTGAAATTTTTTTCGAATTCAGTCCCTTCTAATTCTTTTCTTAACTTAAAAAACCTATCTAAATCATACTCAATAATATTTGTATCGCATAGTCGCTGTATTGCTATATCGCCTTTGTAACCTTTAAACCTTTCGGATAATGGCACGGCATGAACGCCTTTTATTCTCTTGCCAGTGTATACGCCAGCAACCCTATCGTTATGTGTTGATTCATAACAAAGCACACCATGAGCAGGGTCTATAATAATCATTCCAACGTGTGACCATTTACACCAAGTTAATAGCTGAATAGTTCTTGCTACTCTACACCTACCAGAGAATAAAACTATATCGCCTGTTTTTAAGTCTGTTGGAATTGATTTCATTATTTTAATCCTAAGAATCCGAAGTATGCAGCTGATCGAGTATCTTCATTGCTTCGACCTGTCCAGCCTGTCACTTTCTCAAATTGCGCCTTGTCCTTTTTCCACATTTTAGATATTTTGTGCTTGACAACTTTTACACCTTTGCTTTCAAATAACCTTTCTAATTCAATTTGTGACTGCTTACACATACCAATGGATTGAGCCATTTTTAATTTTATATGAATATTTGCTTTTTTATCTCTTGCCATGAATGCGCAGAGGCG